GCCGCGAACATCGGCAGCGTGTTTGGAGACTTGCTGCATGAGGTGGAGAAGGCCGGCAAAACGGGACTGGACTTCGCCTCGCCGCGCGCCTGCTTCACCTCCTGGGACTTGGGCATCGCGGACAAAACGGCAATCTGGGTCTGGGCGCTCACCCCCGAGGGCCTTACGCTATTCGACTACATCGAGGCGTCCGGCAAGCCCTTCTCCTTCTTCGCAGATTGGCTGAAAGGCAAAGACTACAAGTACCTCAAGCACTGGCTGCCGCATGACGCACGGGCTCGAAACCTCCTCACCGGCGGGACTGTCGTCGAGCTGGCGTCTGCCGCGTTCGGTGCCGAGAACGTCGGCATCACCCCCGAGCTGTCCTTGGCGGATGGCATCCAGGCGGCGAGGTGGCTGCTCCAGAAACCCATTCGCTTTCACCGACGCTGCGAGGAAGGCGTCGAGGCGCTCAAGGCATATGCCTACGATTGGGATGATGAGAAGAAAGCTTTTAGCAAGAAACCATTGCACGACTGGTCGAGCCACGGGGCGGATGCATTCCGCTACGTCGCGTGTGTCGTCCGCGTGTCTGAGGCGATGGTGGACGGCCCTGCCCAGAAGGTGGTGAAGATGCCCAAGCCCATTACCGAAGTGACGACGCTTGACAACCTCTGGCGCGAGGAAGCAGCCAAGCGTGACAACTTCAGGAGGATTTGATGAATCCATACGGCGAACAATCCGCCTCTGACTATGAGCAGACGCCCTCGGGCTGGGCGCAGCGCTGGCGCGTAGAACTCCAGGCAGCCAAGAAGGAGGTCGAGACGTTTCACACGCAAGGCGACTCGGTGCTCGAGCGATTCCGGGACGAGAAGCGTGAGAGCGCCAAGACAAAGCGCGTGGCTATTTTTACGTCCAACATCCAATTCATGCGTTGCATCCTGTACGGCAGGACGCCATCCGTCTCCGTTCAGCGCAAGTGGAAGGATGCGAATGCGGACGTGGCCCGCGTCGCGGGCGTCATCCTCGAGCGGCTCCTCAACGCCGATGTCTGTCGCGATGGAGACAGCTACGCGCAGACGCTGGGCTATGCGCTGGATGACAGACTCTTGCCCGGGCTTGGGACAGCAACAGTGCGCTATGAGGCACACATCGAACAACGAGTCGACTCGGCAACGGGCATTTCGTCGGATGCGCTCGTCGATGAGTACGCCGAAGTCGACTACGTGCACTGGAAGTCCCAGCTTTGGAGCTGCGGCAGCCGTGTTTTCGGCGAGCGGCGCTGGTGGGCTTACGAGAAGCTGATGACCAAGGAGCAGCTACAAAAGCGCTTTGGACCCGAGCCATCGGATGACAGCGTGGAAGCCCGAGCTCGCCGAGCGCTCGTCGACTCAGTGCCGATGAAGGGGAAGTCTGGTCAATATGCGAGTCAGAATGGGAGCGAGTACAAGACGGAACCTTGGAGTCGCGCGTGCGTCTGGGAAATCTGGAGCAAGGAGGACGGGGCCGTCTACTGGTACGTGGACGGCATGGATGTGACGCTGGACATGCAAAGGCCCAACCAGACAGACGGCCTCATTGCGTTCGAGGCGTTCTGGCCAGGGCCGCGCCCCATGTCGGCGAACCTCACCACGACGTCCGAAGTCCCCAAGGCGGACTTCATCCTGGTGCAGGACACGTACAACGAGATTGACCGGGCGCAGACCCGAGCCGCGGACCTAATCGAAATGGCCCGCGTGCGTGGCTGGTATGACAAGCGCGTTGGGAAGGACATCTCCGCCGTAGCCGGCGCATGGGAAGGCGCACTCACTCCCGTTGAGAATCTCGCGGGACTGTCCGAGAGGGGCGGCATCGTCGGGCTCATCGAGTGGTACCCGGTGGACCGAATCGTGGCGGCGCTTCAGCAAGTGCTTCAGTACAAGCAAGAGCAAGAGGCGGAAGCCGACAGAGTCTCAGGCATCGCGGACATCATGCGCGGGCAGGCCATAGCGCCTGGTGCCACGGCCACGGAGCAAGGCATCAAGGCGGGCTTTGGCTCGGTGCGTATGCAGGCGCTTCAGGACGAATTCGCTCGCTTCGCGACGGACATCCAGAAACTCAAGGCCGAAGTGATTGCGAAGCGCTTCAGTCCAGAAACCATCATCCGCCGAAGCGGCATCATGCAGACGGCGGACGGGGCCAACCCCGAACTCGTCATGCAGGCGGTGGGCCTGCTCAAGTCCCGCTGGTGGGAGTACGCCATCGAGGTGAAGCCGGAGTCCATCAACCTGACGGACCTCTCCTCGATGCGGAGCGAGAAGCAAGACACGCTTTCGGCGCTAGGCGGCTTCCTTCAAATTGCAGCGCCCATCGCGCAGCAGTTTCCCGGCAGCGCGCCCTACCTCATCGAACTGTGCAAGTGGACATTGGCGGGGACGCGCGGCGCGTCTACGGCCGAAGGCATCTTCGACAAGATGGCTGAAGCGGCGCAGCAGATGGCGGCGCAGCAAGCGGCCAACCCCCAGCCGCAGCAGATGGACCCGAAGCTTCAGGCGCAGATGCTCAAGAATCAAGGGGAGCAAGCGAAACTCGACAAGGAGCTACAGAACGACCTGGTCCGCTTGCAGGCGGAGACGGCCGCCAAGGGCGAGCAGGAGAAGCAGCAGGCGCAAGCGAACGTCGCCGAGGCCAGGGCAAAGGCGCTCGTCACGCAAAGCAATCGACTCGTTCCAAATGGGAGGCCTTTCCGATGAATCGCGACATGACGCCAGGCGATGACGACCAGATGGAAGGTAACTAGGCCATGGCGAACAAGCCGCTCGCACCCATCATCGGCGGTGCCACCGCAGGCAACGCGCAGGCAACCGTCACGTTTGCTCCGCCCTCGAGCGATGGCGGCGCACCGATTACGAGCTATTTGGCCACGTCTACGCCCGACGGATTCATCGGGACGGGCGCGGCGAGTCCCATCACCGTCACAAACCTCCACAACGGCACCGCCTACACGTTCAAGGTACGTGCGACGAACGAGGTAGGCACGGGGCCAGAGTCACAGGCGTCGAATTCTGTAACCCCGGCGACCGTGCCAGGCGCGCCGCTCATCGGTGCTGCTTACGCCGGAAACGCGCAAGCGATGGTTTCATTCACGCCGCCGACAACGAATGGTGGGAGCGCCATAGTCAGCTACACGGCGACGTCGAGTCCTGGAGGCATCTCGAGAAGTGGCCCCGCGAGTCCGCTTCTCGTTGAGGGCCTCGCCAATGGGACGACGTACACGTTTAGCGTCACGGCTACCAATGCGGTCGGGACAGGCCCACCCTCGTCGGTCTCGAATGCAGTGGCACCGAGCGCCGAGCCAACGTCGGGGCAGGCCAAGCTAGAACTCATCGACACATTCGCAACGGCCGCGATGTCGGCGCTGATTATGGCGCACGCGACACACTCGGTGGCCCCGCCCGCGAATCACTACCTGCGTGTCGCGCAAGACGCGTACCTCGCCGCGCAGGCGATGCTTAACGCCCGCCTGGCGGCGCTCGAGAAATTCATCCCGATGGCCATCCCGTTGGGCCTCCCAGCGCCGTTACCGCCACAACCGGAGCCACCATGACTCGCTCGCCGCCCTATGTGAATCCCGCGGAGCTGGCGCTGCTCGACTGGTACGCGGGCTGTGCGCTCCCGGGCCTCATCGCGGACCCACACGCTGACCATTCGACTTTCGAGGAGGTGTCGCAGGACGCTTTCGACATCGCCCGCGAAATGCTCAAAGCACGCTCGAGGCACGTCCCGCGTGAGGCCGTCCCGACAGAGGAGCCGACGCCGTGAGGCGCTACCGCATCTACTTCACGCGAGGCGGCATGCCCTGCGAGCCGTACACGATCGAGGGCGATGAAGAGTCAGAGGGCCAGCAGGCGCCGAAGCTCCAAATCATCACGGGCAAATGCCACGAGGGCCAAGTGGCGCCCGATGGCACCCTCATCGACACCCGGCGAAAACGCGAGGAGTACAAGCGGCGGGCCGGCGTCGAGGACGAATCCGACTGCAGAGAGTTCGTTCAGAAGCGCAAGCGCGAACGCGAAGCATTCTTTCTGGGCGAGCAACCCATAGGCCCCTACCGAGAAGCAGCGGCGGAGGCCTTTCGCGAGCTACGCGAAACCAAGGGACGAGGTAGGGACAGATAATGGATGAGAGTGACAACATTCACGCCGAAGCACAGGCGGCGTTCGAGAGCCTCACGGGCACGGCCGAAAGCGCACCGGAACCAGCCCCAACGCCACCACCGCCTACGCCAACGCCCGCGCAGTCCGAAGCCAAGCCGCTGGAAGTCCCCGCGCCAGCGCAGGCCGCGTCGATCGAGAAGTCGACGCAGGTAGCCCCGCAGCCCGGACGAGACGAAAAGGGTCGTTTTCTTCCGGGGGCCACCAATGGCGCGCGCACGGTGGCGCCCAAGCCAGAAGCCACGGCGAAGACGCCAGAGCCACAAGCGCCCGCGGGCACTGAAGCAGCGGCGCCACAGCCCGGAGCGACCGACGTCTCCAAGCCGCCGGTGGGGTTTGGTCCGCTGGCCAGGGCCAAGTGGGAAGCCACCCCGGTTGAGGTGCGCGAGGACATCTGGCAGCGGGAGAAGTCAGTCTCGCAGGCCCTGCGCGCCTCGACGGAGGCTAGGCAGTTTCATGACGCCTGGCAGAAAGTCTCGGCGCCCTATGAGGCGATGTTTCGCGCCGAGGGCGTGGATCACTTAACCGGCATTCAGAATCTGCTTCAGTCGATGGCGGTGCTTCATGGCCCGATGCCGTCCGCCAAAGCGGCGATTGTGGCCAGCATCATCAAAAACTATGGCGCCCCCATCGAGGGCGTGCTTCAGCTTTTGGGCGTCGACGTCAAGGACGGCCAGCTCTCGGCCGCGCAGCCGCAGGTTTCTTCCGACTGGGCGCAGGCCCAGCAGCACATCAGTCAGCTTCAGCAGCGCATCTCCGACATGGAAGCGCAGCGCGCCCAGGCCGGCGAGCAGTGGGCCAAGGGGCATGTGGCGGACTTCCGGCGCATGCACGAATTCTACGATGATTTGAAGGACGACATCGCGAAGCTGTACTCCGCGGGCTACGAGCTCGAGGAGGCCTACGAGCTCGCCGCCTACCGAAACCCCCAGACGCGAAAGCTGGTCCAGGAGAAAGAGGCCCAGGCGCAGCTTCAACAGCAGCAGGCCCAGGCGCAAAAGGCCAAGGCGGCATCCGCCAGCGTTCGGAGCGCCCCCGTAGCGACGCCGAGGGCTCCGGTGGGGGATGACCACTACTCAGAGGCCGCGGCCGCCTACCAGGAGCTCCTCGCGCGGGGGTAGGGTTGCGCATGCCATATGGGTTCCATATGCTAGCCCCAGAAAGGGGAGTGCATGGCGGGAATCAATGGGAATGGCGGCAGCGGGAAGGACCTCTGGGTTGAAGTTCGTGAGTCCGTCGAGCAGTTGCAGTCGGACGTGGATGGCTGGGTCGATGACATCGCGGACTTGACGGACATCGTGACGCGGCTGGACAGGCGTTCTCGTCACATGCAGCGCAGCGTAAAGCGCTTCGGCGATCGCATCAGCAAACTAGGCGAGCGAATGAAGGCCACGGAAGCGCGGGTGGCAGCGCTCGAAGGGAAGCAGCCGTGAAGCGCGGACCGCGCGGCCCCGCTGGCAGCGCCGAGACGGCGCTTCTGGTGGGCATGAGTCGGGGACTACGCAGAGACTTGGCCAGGGCGGCGAAGCGGAGCGGCGTCACCTCGACGGAGTATGTCCGCCAGGCCATCCGCGAGCGGCTCTGGAAAACTGGCGCCCTCCCCTTGCTCGAGGCGAATAAGAAGGCGCCCCCCAGGGAGGCAGAGGGCGACGCCTTGAAATCAAACGCAGTCGCTTGACGAGTGCACGCCTTGATGCGCAAATAGCTACGTGCCCTTCTCAAAGGCCTAGGCGAGCGCGAAATCCGCCCCCACGCCGAACGCCCCAAAGAAGAGCAAAGCGGCCCCGTCCACGGTGCCGCGCCGAGCTGGGAGCGCCATAGGCCCCCACCTGGCTCGAAGGTCCCTTGGCGGTAACCTGGGACGCGGGAGCGCCGTGTAAGGCCCCTACCCGCGAAAGGCCGCGACAACCTCGCCTTTTGCGGAGCCCTGGGACTATGGCAGCCCCCAACGCATCCATTTCAGAAATCGCAGTCGTTACCTTGCGCAACCGGCGCGGGAAAATCGCCGACAACATCCTCAAGAACAACGCCGGCCTGGCGCGCATCCAGCAGATTGGCAACGCGAACCGCAAAATTACAGGCGGCAGCGAGATTCTCGAAGAAATCGCTTTCGCCGAAAACGGCAACGCGTCCTGGTACTCGGGCGCAGACCCGCTGGACACCTCGGCCCGAGAGATGTTCACGGCAGCGACGTACTCGCTCAAGCAAGTGGCGGCGGCGTTCACCGTCACGGGCCTCGAGGAACTCCAAAACTCCGGGCCAGAGCAGAAGATTGATTTGGCCGCGCAGCGCGCGAAAGCGAGCGAGTCTACCCTCCTAAACCTGTGCGCCGAGGCCTTCTACTCGGATGGCACGGGCTATGGCGGCAAGCAGCTACCGGGCCTAGGCGCGTTCATCATCGCGGCGCCTACCAGCGGCTCGGCCGGCGGCATCGACCGCTCCAACACCTGGTGGCGAAACGCGGCCACTGGCTCTCTAGGCGTACCCACGTCCGCGAACATCCAGGGCTTCATGAACACCGCGTTCAACGGTGTTGTCCGGGGCAACGATGCGCCAGACTTGATTCTCTTTGGCACCACCGTCTACGGGACGTTCGAGGCCTCGCTGCAGCCGCAGCAGCGCTTCACCGACCCAAAGATGGCGGAGCTGGGCTTCCAGTCGCTCAAGTACAAGGGCGCGGTCGTCGTCCTGGATGGTGGCATCGGCGGCAATTGCCCGGCTGCCGTGGGCTACATGCTGAACACCAAATACATCCACTGGCGCCCACACAAAGACAGAGACGTCGCCGTGATTGGCGGGGACAGAGTGCCGGTGAATCAGGACGCCATCACGCGCATTCTGGCATGGGCCGGTGCGATGACGGTGTCGGGCATGAAGTACCACGTGTATTTCCAGGCTAGCTAGAGAGGACGGGCGCACATGGCTTACTCAACCAACTATCAGGTGCTAACGCCCATCTGCGGCGCACAACCCATCGCGGACGTCAGCACGACGAAGCAGCATTCGCTGGGAACCATCGTCCAGGCCATCGACAAGGGCAGTAACGACAACGGAGCCGGGCAGTTCATCTACGTGAAGGGCGTTACGAACGGAGCCGCTGGCTCATGGGTGACAATCAACTCGGATGACGGCTCAGTCACGCTTTTGGGTCAGAATGCCATCGGCCCGGTAGGCATCCTCATGGCTGCGCTGGATGCATCCACGAAGTACGGGTGGGCGCAAATCGCCGGCAAGGCCGTAGGCAAGGCGCTTGCTCTCTTCGCGGATGACGCCAACGTCTACGCAACCGTCACAGCGGGCAGCGTGGATGATGCCGTCGTCGCAGGCGACAGAGTGAAGAATGCGAAGGGCGCATCCGCGATTGATGGGCCAGCAACGGGCATGGCGGAGTTCGAGATTCTCTTCCCGTTCATGGATGATGCGCTAGCGGCGTAAGGACACAAGCCCAGAACGCGACCTGGTGGGTCTCCGACTGTCCGCCAGGTCGCGCATTGGATGTCTCACTCGGGGGTAGCATATGCAGGGCGGCGTCAATGGTTACTGGGCGGACGAGGGAGATTTAACCAAGCCCGCGGCCGTGGGCGATGCTGCGCTTCCCGTCTACTTCTACACGGGCCGGCACTGGCGTCAGCCCATGGGCGAAGATGGAATCCCGACCGGCCCGGCGGAATGGTTCGACGTGCCCTTCATCCACATCGAGCTTGGGGATGCGAACCTGGTGCCGGACAGGTTGGCGTGGATTGACGAGCGCCACCCGTACGCGGACAACCGCCGCTGGCCTAAAGCCTGGGAGGCCTACAAGTCGGGCCAGGCCGCGGGACTCACCGGGACGCCGCTCGAGCAATGGCCGCTCATTCTGAAGGGGCAAATCGAGACGTGTCGGCACCGCCACATCTACACCGTAGAGCAGCTGGCCAACCTGCCTGATGGCAATGCACAGTTTCTGGGCGGGCTGGAACTTAGGGAGCAAGCAAAGAAGTGGCTTCGGGACAGGGCCGAAGCCTCGGTAGCGAAAACGTCGGATGTGGACGCGATTAGGGCCGAACTCTCGGCCATGAAGGAAGAGAACGCCAAGTTGCTAGCGCTCGCCGAGGCCAGGCCGGCTGCAGTCCCGCCGACTGTGCGCAAACGCGGACGCCCACCCAAGCAAGCGGTGGCACCCTAACCGGAGGGCCTACGTGGAAACGTTGGCATTGTGAATGCCTCTCGCCTACACGTTCGCCTTCCTCTTTGGCGGCACATCCACTGCGCTGGACACGGCCGGCAGCATCATCAACGACGCGGCCGTCGAAATGGGCCTTTCCGCGGTTGAGGACCCGTACACCAATACGAGCGACCCCAACTTCACTCAGCTCGCCGCGCTTCTAAAGTCTTTGGGTAGAGACCTCTGGCGGCGGCACACCTGGCCAAACCTCACGAAGGTGGCACTCGTCACGACGGAAGAAGATGACGGCGCATACCCGTTGCCGGCTGACTTCGGCTATTTCATCCAGGACACCGCCTGGAATCGCTCCACGTCCTACCCCATGTACCCGATGACACCCGCCGATTGGCAGGCCGTCAAAGGGCGTTCCACACAGCTCACGCTGACCAACTTCTTTCGCATCCAACAGCATCAACTCATGCTGTTGCCCGACACGACGCTGCCGGCCGGGCAAACCATCGCGTATGAGTATGTGTCGCGCTTCTGGGTGCAGCCCGCGACGGAAAGCGAGCCCACCACTACCGCGCCGACTGCCAATGACGATGTCCTTTGGTTCGACCCGCTTCTGTGCGTCCGGGGCCTCAAGGCCTACTTCCTGGCGGCCAAGGGACTCCCCACGGCGGCCGCGGCCAAGGAGGAGTTCGACGAGACGCTTTACCTCTGCATGGGAGACCATGAAACCGCCCCCGTTGTGTCCTCTGGGCCGCGGCATGTGCACTACCTCATCGATGAGAACAACCTGCCGGACACGGGGCACGGCACATGAGGCCCCAGGCCAGAATGCCGGGCTACCCAAGGCGGCCCTTGCCGCTGGGAAACACCGACTCGGCGACGCTGCCGGCGCCATCCGGGGGTGTCAATGCAGTGGACCCGCCCACCGTAATGCCGGCATCGGACGCCATCTCGGCCTTCAACGTCATCGGCAGTAAACTCGGCGTCCGCGTCCGGCTCGGGTATGAGGAATGGGTCACCGGGTTGCCGAGCGACGTCTTGACCGAGATGCCTTTCTCTGGCAACGCGGCGACCGGCGCCGACGACAAGCTCTTCGCCGCTTGCTCCGAGGGCATCTTTGATGTGTCCGCTTCCACGGACTCGCCCGTGGTGGACTTCGCGTTCGCCATTACCTCGGGTGAGGCGGGCCGGGGGATGTCGTTTGTCGCGAGCTCCACGGGCGCGCGCTTCCTCGTCTATTGCGATGAGGAGAATGGACTTCACATCTACCCCGCCGGCGGCCCGTGGGCGACGGTGCCGAATGAGACAACGCAGTTGTGGGAGCCCAATACCGAATATGAGCCCGGTAACCGTGTCATCAGCGGCGGCAACGTTTACGAATGCGACACCGCTGGCGTCTCCTCCTCCAGCGGCGGTCCGACCGGCATCGCCGCCGACATCGTGGATGGGACGACGCGCTGGGACTTCATAGAGGCCCAGACGCCCAACGCCATAGGGCCGAGTCTCGCGGACCAAAACCTCGGGTACTCTGGTGACCCAGCCAATTTCGTCTTCGGCACGGTGTGGGGAAGTCGCATCTGGTTTGTCGAGAAGAATTCCACGCGCGCTTGGTATGGCGACATCCAGGCGCTGTATGGCACGTACACCTCTTTCGACTTCGGCACGCGCATGCGGCACGGCGGGCCGCTGAAAGCGCTCTACACCTGGAGCTATGACGCGGGAGCGGGCCTCGAGTCGCTACTTGTTGGGCTGTCCGAGGCGGGAGACGTCGTCATCTACGGGGGTTCCGACCCATCCAGTCCCGAGACGTTTTCGCTGCGCGGCAGCTGGTTTGCCGGCGGCTTCCCGGCGGGGCGCACCATCGCGACCGAGGACGCGGGCGAATTGCTCGTGATGACGAAGCTCGGCATCTTGCCAGCGTCGCGGCTGATTACGGGCGCGAGCATCGAGGAAGCGAACATCTACATCACGAGGAAAATCTCCCCCATCATCGCCCAGCTCGTCGACAGCAAGGGCGACATTCCGGGATGGGCGCTGCACATTCACCCGACCGACAACGCGCTGTTGGCCCTCATCCCGGAGGAAGGCGAGCCAACGACGCAGTGGGCTTACAGCTACCTCACGAAGGGGTGGTTCCCCTGCGCGGACTTGCCCATGCTGTCGGCCGCCGTCTGGAACGGGCAGCTCTTTTTTGGGACGACGGATGGCCGCGTCTGCGTGAATCAGGGGAATCTCGACAACGTGCTGCTCTCGGACCCCAACGTCTCCTCGCCCATCAGCTGGGGCGTCCTGCACGCCTACCAAACGCTCGGCACGGCCCGCCTCAAGCGTGTGCACATGGTGCGGCCCGTTCTTCTTTCCGACTCGCCCGACTCCCTGGTGACCGCTGGTGCGCGTTACGACTTTGACTTAACGCCCCTCAACGCGCCCTCTGGGAGCGCTGCCACGAGTGGCGCTGCGCTTTGGGACACGGCGATTTGGGACGTAGACCTCTGGGGCGGTGACAGCTTCCCGACCGCGAGACTGCTGGGCGCGACGGGCCTAGGCCGAGCGGTATCCGTCGCGGTCCGCGGGACGAGCAGCACCGAAACGATTCTGGCGTCCACCGACGTCATGTTCGATGTGGGTGGATTGTTATGACCATCGTCCAGGCTGCGCCGCCCGCAGACTATCGCTGGCTCAAGCGAAGGACGCACTGTGCCCTTACGGATGACTTTCGCGCCATCGAGGCCATCGATGAGAGAGGGCGCATTCGAGGCATGGTGGGCTTCTGTCTTTGGGCGCCCAATTCGGTCCAATGCCACATGGCGACCGAGACGCCCATCATCTGGCGGCATCTGCTGCGGCCAGCGCTCTCGTACGCCTTCGAGGAAGTGGGGGTGTGGAAAATGATTGGCGTCATCCCCTCCAGAAACCGCCACAGCATCTCATTGTGCGAGCACGTCGGGTTTAGGGAGACGCATCGCATTGATGACGGGTGGGAAAGGGGCGAGGATTTGTGTGTCCTGGAATTTACTCGCCAGGAGGCGGTGCGCTGGCTCTGTATGAATAGGAGGGCCGCTTAGTTATGGGCAAGTCGGCTGGGCAAGTTCCGGACTACACCGGCGCCGCGCAGCAGCAGGCGGACGCTTCTCGAGCGGCGGTGGACCGTCAAACGCAACAGAATCGCCCGGGCATCAGTACGCCGTTCATGCAGCAGACATGGACGGTGGGGCCAGACGGCACGCCACAGCTTTCAACGGGCTTTGCCGGTGGCTTGGGCGCTGGCGTCAGCGCTGCGACAGACCAGGCGGGCCAGGCGCTCTCGAGGGGCCTAGACCCTTCCCTCTTCTCCCCGGTGATGTCGGGCAACGCGGCCAGAGACCAGGCCATTCAGGGCGCCTTCGATCAGTCGATGTCGCGGCTAAACCCCATGCTAGAGCAGCGCGAGACGCAGCTGCGCGCGCGGCTCGCGAACCAGGGCCTCTCTCCCAACTCCCAGGCGTACCGGACGGCGAGCGGCGCCTTTGGGAGAGACCGAAACGATGCCATCCAGAGCGCACTCGCCTCCGCCATCGGTCAAGGTACGGCCGCGGGGGAGTCCGCGCTCCGCGGCAACATCGCTGGCTCGCAGGCGAACATCGCGAATGCGCTGACGCAACGAAACGCGCCGATTCAGTCGCTGGGTGCACTTCAGGGCCTCATGTCCACCCCGCAGTTTGCGCAAGCGGGGGCGGCGGACCCTGGGCAATTCCTGAATGCCCTGATGGCGCAAGGCAACTTCAACCTTCAGAACGCGCAGCAGCAGGGCCAGGCGTGGGGTAGTGGCTTGTCGGGGCTTCTCAGTGGCCTCGGCGGCTTCGCAATGCTTTCCGACGAGCGCCTCAAGACCAACATCGTCCGAGACTCCGTCGAGGCCCTTCCGGGTGTGCGGTTCGCTACATGGGAATGGAAGGGCACGCCCGGGCGACGCTACCTTGGCGTCATCGCGCAGGACGTCGAAAAGGTGCGGCCCGATTTGGTCTACGTGGGTCCAGACGGGTTTAGGCGCGTGGATTACAGCTTTCTTTGGGGTGACGCATGAACGTGCCCGGAACGGGACAGCTCGACCTGCTGGCTGGGCTTTCGCCTGAAGAGAAGCGACGAATGATTAGCGACATACTCAGGCTTGGCCAGTCAGAGACGGCCGACGAACTGTCACAGCAAGAAATCCAGCGCGCGATGTCGGGAACGTTCGAGCCAGGAGCAGCGTACGGCATCGCGGGAGGCTTGGGCCAAGGGCTCGGCTCGGCGATGTCTAAAATCGCCGCAGGGATTGTTGGGAGCAGAGAGCGAGACGCTATGGCCAAGCGCGCGGCCGCGCGGCAGCCGATTCTCGAGGCGCTGGGAATGACACTAGGTCGCGACGCAACGCCAGGCCCAACCCCAGGCTCAACCCCAGGTCCCGAGTCAGACCCGCTCTATTACATAAGGCGCTAAGCCATGGACGAGCTCCTCACCGACGACGAGAAGCGACAGGCGATGCTGCAGGCGCTGGGCGCGCAGAGACAGCAGCGGCTCGGCCAAATCATGCAGCTGGCTGGCGGTAGGACTTTGCCCAGGTTGGGCGAGAGTCTCATGGCTGGCGGGCTTGAGCAGGCGAAGATGCTGGAGCGCACAGCCCAGAGAAGGGAAGAGGCCAAGATGCGCGCCGAGGCGATGGCGGCCGCGGCGGAGGAGCGACGCATCGACAATGAGCGCGCCGAACGCATTTTCGAGTGGAACAAGACGCATCCGACAATGCAGTTTGCTGACCTTCAGGGCATGGGACTTGTTGGACTCAATACGAGAGATCCCAACGCACCGCCAGTGCCTGTCGGTGGCGGCGCAGCGCCGCCTGCGGGTGGTGCTGCGCCACAGCCGCCTCCTGCCGCGGCGGGCTCGCCTCCGTCCGCTCGTGCGGCGCCGCCGCTTCGCAAGTCGAAAGACTTGGGCAGACCAGAGAAGGAGGAGCTGCAGGCGGCGGCCGAGGGCGTCGCGGGCATCTCCCGGCTCGCCGAGACATTCAGGGACGAATACGCCGGTGGTGGTGCGCTCAAGGGCTCTGTGGACGAGCTCGCCGACCGCTACGGCGGCGGCGGCGGCGTCATGGGCGAAGTCGTGGGCGCCATCACGGGCCAAGACCCCGAGGCCATCAAGGAGAGATCGGAATGGTGGCGAACGTACGAAGGACTAATCAACCTGCCCGAGCGAAACAGAATCTTTGGGGCATCTCTCTCCGAGGGCGAGCGCAAGTCATGGGAGCAAGCGAGGAAGGTGGCGCGAGGTTCTGACCATCAAAAGGCGCGCGAAGCACTCTTGTGGCTTCAAGCAAAGGCCGAAGAGAAGCTCGCGGGCCTTCGTGAGTCTGCAATTGCGGAGGGAGCGGAACCCTCCGCCGTAAGCGCCCTCACGCGGACGGCTCCCATGCCAACTAGCGCGCCATCGCCGTCAGGGCAAAAGACACCTGCGCCAGTTGAGTCCCTCAAGGCCAGGCAGATTGAGGCCATCGCGAAGCTCAAAGCCTCTGGCATAACCGACACGAAAGCCATTCGCGGCCAGCTCGAGAAGTTGGGGCTCGTCTCAGGGGCTGGTCCATGAGTGACGCACTGGATGCGCTCATCGACGAGACGCCTCCGCGAGCGGGGGATGAGCTCGACGCGCTCATCGCATCCACGCCTACGCCAAAGGGGCGTGGCAGGGCCAAGTTGCCGGCCGTCGGCGTCGGCGAGGCGTTGCAGCAAGGAGCTGGACAAGGCGTCTATGGCCTAGGCGATGAACTCGGCGCGGGCCTTCAGGGATGGCTGAAGTTTTTCGGCAATCTCGGCAAGGGTCCCAAGGAGGCGATGCGGCTCGCCGAGAGAACGGAGCTGCAAGCGCTCGGCGAGAATCGAGCGCTGCGAGACGCTGCGCGTACGCAGCATCCCGGCGCGTATTACCCAGCGATGATTGCCTCTGCTGTCGCAACGCCTGGGCCCAAGGGACTTAGGGAAGCAGCGTTTCTGCCCCGCCTCCTTTCGTCGGCCGGCGCTGGCTTTGTGCAAGGCGGTCTCTTCGGCGCTGGCGCATCCGACGCCCCCACGGAGGCCGGTCGCCTTAAGGACGCCGCACTGCCCGCCATCTTTGGCGGTGGAGTGGGTGGCCTCTTTACGGCGTTGGGCGCCCCTTTTCGCGCCGCTGCGCGGGGTCTCATAAAGCCTGGCCAGGCCGCGGGGGCACTCCAAAAGCTTGGCGTCGATGATTTGACGCTTGGGCAGATGGCGCCACAGAGCGCGCTCGGCAGCGTCGAGGCGGCGGCCGCAGAAACACCAAGTCTTCTGGGCACCGGCCTTCGCGCGCAAAGAGAGGGCGGCCTGGACTCCTGGCGCACAGCTGTATTGAACGCCATCCGCGCACCAGGAAAGGAGCGCCTGCAGCCAGGCACCATCCCAGAGCGCATTGCTGAGGCGCAGCGGGGCTTCGATGACATCTATGGCGCCATTAAGGCCGAACCTATTCCGGCCGAGATGGGTGGCGTCAGCATGCGTAAGGCAATGTCTGACGTGTTTCGTGAAATAACGGATGACCCATTGACATATGCGTCACAGACCGCGCGGGACGACGTGAGCAAGTATTTACAGAACCAAGCCACCATCCTGGACAAGGTGCCCATCAGTCCTTGGCCCTCATCGCCGCTGTTGCCAGGTGGCGTCGTGTCCGGAGCGCGAGCATTGCCCGCTACGGGGGCGCAAGCGGCAGCAATGGTGCCGGCGGCGCAAAGCGCGCTAGCGCGTCAGGGCCTCGTCGTTCCGCCAAACCAAATCATTCCGCCCCTGCGCGGTTCAATTCCGGCAGAGGCCGTGATGAAGGCGCGAGAAGGCATCCGCGCCGCGAGGCGAGAAGTGCTGTCAGGGAAGAATCCCGACTATACCGCCGCGAAGTTTTTCGGTAGTGCCGAGGAGCCTTTGACGGAAGCGCTCGGGCGCTTTCTGCCTGAGGGCGCCGGTAAGGCGTTAAGGAAGGCTGATGAACAATATCGCAAACTGAAAGTGGTCGAAGACGCTGTTCGAAGCGCCGGCGATTCGCCTCAAGGACTTTTGCCACATCAGCTGTCCAGCGCAGTCAGGGCGGCTGAGGAACGCAGCAGCTACGCGCGCGGTGGCGGCGGTGACTTGCGACAGTTGGCCGGGCTAGGGCGCGAAGTCTTCGAAGCCAAGACGCGCGGCACTGGCGCCCGTCTCTTGGGCTCGATTCCCATCGTAGACAAGCTGGTCCAAGGCGGCGTCTATTTGGCCAACGCGAACCCAACCCTAAGGCGTCTCGCGCTAGGACAGACGTGGCCACAGCGCATCGCTCAGGGCGCTGGCGGGTTGGCTAACCAGCTTAGGCTGGACGACGCCGCGGCCAAGGCCATGAAGCTGCTTCCCATCGACGCGCTGTTGGCGCAAAGAAGACGACGGGTCATCCAAGACGCGTTGTCAGAGGAGGCCAACAATGTCCCGTAACCCAGCCGGCGACTACTCGCTCCCCGCGGGCAACCCCGTAACGACGGGCACCGTCATCAACTCCACGGTGTACAACAACACGATGTCGGACATCGCGGATGAAATTACCAACAGCCTGGACCGCACTGGCAACGGCGGGATGCAGGCGCCGCTCGGTTTGACGAATGGCTCCATCGTCGCGCCCTCCCTCACCTTCAACACCGAATCCGCAACGGGCCTCTACCGGCAAGGCAGCGGGGACATTCGCTTCAGTGTGGCCGGCACTCAAGTCCAGCGCTGGACGCCTACGGGCACGGTGTTTCCGGCTGGCGCCACACTGACTCAAACCGTCGCCGACTCGACGGCACTCGACGTCACAGGCAACGGCACCGGCCCCGGCGTGGACGCCACCGGCGGGAGCTCGAATGGCACCGGTGTCGTGGGCACCGGTGGCGTGACGAACGGAATCGGGGTCGATGGCCAGGGCACCGGGAGCGGCGCCGGTGTCCGAGGCACGGGCGGTGCCACCGGGGTCGGCGTCCAGGGAGTTGGTGGCGCCACGTCTGGCGCAGGCGTCACCGGAACGGCCGCCGCCGGGAACAGCTCGGGCGTTGTCGGGACGGGCATCGGGACCGGAGCTGGGGTTTCGGGCACTGGCGGAACATCCCCTGGCGCATCAGGAGTCGAGGGCATCGGCGCAGGTGCGTCCGGGACTGGCGTCATCGGCACGGGAGCGGGCACTGGCGAGGGCGGCGAGTTTCAGGGTGGCCCGACGGCAGGCAACGGCGTCGAGGGCGTCGGTGGCTCGGGTGGAATCGGCGTGCTCGGCACGGGCGGCGGCAACGGCGTCGGTGTGCAGGGCATGGGCGGCAGCGGCAACGGTGATGGGGTCAAGGGCTACGGCGGAGGCACCGGCACCTCGGGCGTGTATGGCGAAGGCGGAAGCAACGGAGCTGGTGTCTGGGGGGTGGGCGGCACCGGCAACACGACTGGTGTCAGGGGCATTGCCGGAGGCTCTGGGGTGGGCGGCAATTTCACCGCGACCAGCGGGAACGCCGTCACCGCGACTTCCACGAGCGGCAAGGGCGTCGTCGCGATTGCCTCCGGCGCAAACAGTGGCGTCGAGGGCTACAGCAACGGCGGCGATGGCGTGCTCGGCACTGCGTCCTCGGGCGGCGGCGCCGGCGTGCGCGGGGTCGCCGGGACCGGGAGTTATGCCGTCTTCGCGGACAACACCGGCGTCGGCGATGCGGTGGGCGCGCGTTCGGCGAACGGCTGCGCGGGCGTCTTCGAGGCGACGAACAACATCCGCGGGACCATCTACCTCGCTCAGGTGACGGCGGACCCAAGCTCTCCACAGAACGGAGACATCTGGATTCGCTCCGACACGAATCAATTCTGCGTTCGGATCGCCGGGACTACGCGAAGGGCCGCTCTCTTATAGCGAGGAACCTCGATGCCATTCCTAGACGGTGAATTCGACATCGCGGGGCCGAAAAGCGATTTGACCGCGCCCACGAATGCCACGACCGAACTCAAGGCCGAGGACTGGAACCAAGTCAGAGACGGCATGCACGAGATTCGCACCGTCGTGAATACCGTCGATGACATCGAGACGGACGTCGCGGCGGCCCAAACTGATGCCACCGCGGCCCTCGCAGCAGCGACAGCGGCCCAAACAGACGCCACGTCAGCGCTCGCCAGTGCGGCCACGGCGCAAGCTACAGCGACGTCTGCCGCCTCGGCCGCGAGCGCAGCACAGACTGATGCGACAAGCGCGCTTTCGGATGCTGCGGCCGCGCAGGCGGATGCAGATGCTGCGCAAGCGGATGCCGCGACTGCCCTCTTGACGGCAAATACGGCGAACACGGCGGCGAGCGCTGCGAGTTCGGCCGCCGCCGCGGCTCAAGCGGATGCGGCGGCCGCGCTCTCGAGCGCCGCAGCGGCGCAGGCAGACGCCGCGAGCGCGCTTTTGGCGGCGGCAGATGCCGAAACAGCGGCTGACAACGCTACTGAACTGGCGTTCGCTACGTTCTTCGGCACCGGCCACGACGGTGACGTCGTCATGGGGGCGTCCGGCCTTACGCAGTTGGATAGGGATTACTATTACAACAGCCTCTCGTGGCCAGCGGCATCGACGGCACAAATAGACAGCAACAACTACCGCATCTTTGTCAAAGCCACTCTGGACCTAACCAACGCGCCAGTTGGCGGAATCAAGTGTAACGGCGTCAACGGCAACAACGGCACGAACGCGAGCGCCGGGTCTGGAGGCACCGCTCGCGGGGGCGCCATCTTCGCGACCGCGGGCGCAGGCGTCGCCGGCGCCACGGGCGGAACAGCAAACGGCAACAACGGAGGCGCGGCCGCAAACCTGGCCACCCCTGCTGGCGGCGGACGACCAAGCGCCAGCGCGTTCAATGGCAACGGCGGTGCCGGCAATGGTGGAGCTACGAGTGGAGGCACGGGCGGCACAAGCAATGCGACGACCTCCTCGATGGCAATCGGTTAAGCGACGACGCTGCCGCAGATTGGCAGCGGCGGGACTGTGCAATCGCTTGGAGGGGGCAACGGCGCTCCGGGTGGCGGCGGAGGGGGTGGCGACGGAACCGCCGGCGCTGGAGGAGGCGGCGGCGGTGGCGGCGGAGGGTGTCTTGCTGTTTACGCGCGGACTCTCATCACGGGCGCGAGCACGCCCGCTGCCGCGATTTGTGCCCTCGGTGGCAACGGGGGAACAGGCGGGACCCCTTTGGCCGGAAACAGAGGCGGCGGAGGGGGTGGATCCGGCGGCGCGGGCGGCCTTGTGTATTGCGTCGTGGGCGAAAGGAGCGGCGCTGCTGTCACGGGCCTTCTGGCAGCGGATTCGGGCGCCGGCGGCGCAGCGGGTAACGGCACGGGCACGGGCACCGGTGGCAACGGCGGCGGGACAATGCAGGGAGGCCGCGTCACGCTGTTTCGCGTCGACACCCAGACCTTCTCAATGGTCGTGCCGTCCGGCGGCACGCTAACCGGTGGCACTGCCAGCGGCACGACGGGCGGCACCGGCGCCGCGGCGAGCCAGGCAAGGATTACGCTATGAGCTTTCTTGTCACCAAAGAGAACGGCGGCATGGCGTCATTTCACGCCGGCCGCCGTTCTCCGTTCCGGGAGTCGTTTCAGGTCCTACTGCACAACCCAGGACGCGTGTCCTGCAGGGCAGCGGTACTCGTACAGTAGTTTCCCCCAGGCGCTTCTTGTTTGGCCGGTCCATATCATCATCATGTCGTCGAGCGGGCACGTGACGCTTCCGAATGCGAGTGCCACTGCTACCGCGAGCGCTGCAATTGCTTTCAGCATTGTGCGTTTCTCCTGTTGTTGAACGTGTTGGGTTGGACTTCGGTCAGTAGTCATCGGTCGCATCCTTTGCCGCTACGCGCAGGTGCACCACATTCTCCCCGATGCGGTTCGCCTCGCGCTCGAGCGCGTCACCTCGCGCGAAGTCGCCCGTCTTATAGGCCGCGACCGACTGCTTGCGGAGCTCCCACTCATCCAATTGGCCAGCGTCGGCGATCTGTTTCGCGTCCTGGCGCAGCTCGTTGAGGCCAGATTGGCGCTTCATCTCCTTCGCCCACATGGCCAATTCGCGGCGCAAGTCCTCGTCGTCGGATGCGCGAAAGGATTCTGGGCGCGCGACGCCGTTCTCGTCGAGGCCCCAGGCCAAGTCACTGCAGCGCGTGCAGAGTGATGACCACCGGTGGCCTGGCCCGGATGCGTGGCGGCCGCAGTTCCACTTGCAGGGCTTCGCGATGGTGTTCGTCTTCTTTCCAAACAGGGTTGCGAACATGGACTTCTCCTTGGTGTGGGTACACGGGTGACGTTCCTGGATCTCGCCAGGTGCTACGGGTTAGGGGTTTGAGTGGGGCTAGGGCGCTTCGCCCTCCGCCTTGGCGATGGCGGCGCAAGCCATGTCGTAGGCTGGCTCAATCTTCGCCCCGACGCCGAGCACTTCGACGCCGGCGACGAGCAGCGTCAGCGCCGTGAGCAGCTCCGGCGCGGCGGACGCGAGGCGCGCGTCCTCGCGTCGGTCCATGACGCCGATCAGGCGTCCATCGGTGCCAGGTTCCTCCGCATAGACGGTCCGCCCAACCTTGCGGCCCACGCGCCAGGGCCCTGGTGTGTGCTTACTCATGGGTGCCCTCGGCTTTCGCGATGACGGCTCCAACCTCGTCGCACTTCTGGACGTGTTCGATGCCGTTGTCCTCGTCTGGGACGCAATAGGTGCCGCACAGATCGCGGCGCGCGCCCCTTAGCTCCTCGAGCAATACCCCTTCGCTCGCCCGCGCGCGGCGGACTTCCTCGACGAGCATCTGGAGGAAGCGGCCCTGTCGTTGCCGGGCCTGCTCGATGACGTCCTCAATCTCCGCGTCGTGAATGCGGCTCATTGGGCCACCACCCACATCCGATGGCCGTAGAGGCACTTGTACTCTTTGAGCGTCTTCGCCAACTCGTACTCGACGCGGCCCGTCCACGCCATCGAACTGTCATCGATGGGGCACCGCGGCTGTCCGAAGGCGATTGCGGCGATGACGGCCAGCCCTGCGAGAGCGCGCCTCATGCGCCCCCCTGTGCAACTTCGGAGTCGGGCTGGAGCTCGCCAGTGTCAGGGTCGAATTCGTCGGCCTCGGGCTCGGATTCAGGCGGAGGGGCGGTTTCCGCGATCTTTCCGGCGGTCTTCTTGAGGCGAATGGTCGCCAGCACGACGCCAATCTGGCACTCGACGTCGATGTCGCGTTCGATGTCAGGCGAACCGAGGATGCGGATTCCGTCCACCATCTGACCGCCGATCCCCCTCACCTTGCGAACGTGCATCGTCACACGCTTGCCAATCCAGTCGGCGACCCGCTTGCCCCACATCCCCTTGAGGCATTCTCCGTTCGTCTTGTTCAGGATGAGCTGCATCTCGCGCTCCCGAAACGCCATGACGACTTTCCACTTCATGGCGCCGGGAACATCGGGGTCGGGCATCTTCTCCATCTCAACTGCAGAGATGGTTAGCGTCACCGCCTTGCCCTTAAAAAGGCCGCTCTTCAGGAAGCGCCCAGGAAAAAGCTCGTCGTACGACTGCGGAACCTTCGTCTCTCTCTTCTCCTTCGTGCTCACGCTGCTTCCTCCACTCCTTCGAGTCCAAGTGCCGACAGGTCGCCGTCGTCATCCTCCGGCGCGTCCCATGTCGGCAGCTCCAGTGTGATGGGCCGATCCGCATAGCCGCGCCAATCGTTCGTCTGCTGGCAGCGATGGAGTTGGTCCAGGCACGTGCGAAACCTGCTCTCCCCGCGCAGCAACTGCGCCTCCGTGAGAATGTAGGGCTGGGAGATGTGCGGCTCGTCACTCTCGACAGCGACCAGCACGCAAGGCAGGTCCTTACGCGTCAGCGTACGGTAGCCATGGCGGTAAAACGCAGACTGGCTCGTGTACAGATATCGAGAAGCGGACTTGCCGAATTCGGTTGGGCTTCCGTCCTTCGTCGTCTTCAGGTCCACCAGCGCGTCCGCGCCGACGTCCGGGCGACCCTTGCATAGGATGCGGTAGCCAGGCTCGCCATCCGGTCCAGGAGGCGCCTCGTACCACCAGACGAGGGTGACTTCGGCTTGGCCACCGCGCAGGTACGCCGCGCAAAGCTCGTCGCGCGTAGCAGCCTCCGCCATCGCCTTGCTCTTGCGATGCATTTTTTCGGTGAGAATCTCGAGGCCCTCTGCCTCGCATTTCCTGGAAAACGCCTTCCAGTCGTTCCCTGTGCGTCGCTCGCCGTCCCAGATCGCGAACCTGCGGAAGAACTGGTCCGGCTCGAATGCGAGCACGTGCGTTGCACTGCCGATGCGCATCGGGTCGGTTACTTTCTTTTTTCGCTTGAGCTCGGCGCGGTAGTGCGCCGGCGAGCGCAGAATCTCTTTGAGCGTGCTCCAGTTGACCGCGTCGATCCGCTCGTAATCGGCTCGAGAAATGCCGGGGTAAATGCCAGGGGTGTTGGGAATCATCAGACTTCTCCTCTCAGTACGGCGCGAACGGCACTGACGAAACCGGGGTACACGTTCTCGGTCGGCGAATACCTGTCGACCCACGTCTGCCGCCAGATGCGCGCCCTGCCGTCAGCCTCGATGGCGATGTGGCCATACAGGGTGTCTTCATTGGACAGCTGATGCAGGACAGTCCCGCCCTCGAGCTTGATTTCGTAGCGTTCCACACTCATTTCGCCCTCCGAACCATCGCTAGTGCTGCGTTTAGGCATTTCGCGTTCGTCCACATGCACTCCTCAATCTCGTCGCGCAACTCAGAGGCGGCGGCGCCAGGACGGTGTGCCATCGCCAAAAGCTTCTCGAGCCGCACCCGCACCAAGTCCAATTCGACCATGAGGTTCAAAGGCTCGCCGTTCAGCCTGACATCGCGCCTCGACTCACACTCGATGCTGCACGTCACAAACCCCGCACCCTCTCCTGGAATCGGGATGCCGCACACTTCGCAGCGCGGAAACCTTGGAGGCGGTTTCGTTGGGTCGCTCATCGCGCCGCACCCTGCGACAGAACGAATGCCCGCACCTTGGCCAGGTACGCCCGCGCCCTGACGGGGGATGCGCCAAGGTCCAGCGCGAGGCGGACGTAGTTCTCG